CCTCGGGCCCCTCTGACGCAGCAGATGTGTCACTAGCCTAAGCATCCTTCTCATGAATGTGAGGTCACCATGATACGTATACGAGAGCTCTTCCAAAACACCGTAGCCTCCAATGTTCCCATAGGGGTTCATGGAGCCACTAACCCGAAGACGGGAAAGCGGGTGGCGGGTAATACCGTCACAGCAAATTGCGGTGTCCAGGAAGACAGAGTGTCCATAGACGAAAATCATGGACACCCACCCTATCGAACGGGTGGCCCACTCTGTCTGTACAAGCTCATCCGACCTACGTATGTCAATGGTCAAGCTTCTATCACGGGTAAGACTCTACCAGTTGGATTCAACTATGGCGGTGGAACCGTCAAAGTTGGTGAAGACTGGCGTCTTACTTACAATGGAGGGTTTACTCTTTCCCTCTCGGGGTTGCCGAGTGACTTAGGGACCGCTGAGACTTACCGTCCCAGTGGGCTTGATAGTCACCACTCTGAGCTTGATCCTGATGACCTAACCGACCTCGGAAACCGGGCATATGGATTACTCCGCCCGAAAATCGAGAAAGCCAGCCTAACACAGTCTCTCGCGGAGATTGGTTCGGTTCCCAGTATGTTAAAAACCACACTGAGTCCCTTTCACAACCTGTGGAAGAGTCTGGGCGGTGGAACTGGGAGTCGGAGAAAAGCGCTGACTCCTGATTTATCAGGAGCCTGGAAACAGGTACCAGCGCGTGTCTCTGACCAATTCTTGAATGTCCAGTTCGGCTGGGCACCTGCCTTATCAGACTTGAACAACGTCATCTCGACGGTGTACAATATCAGTGATCTCATGGCGAAAGCCGTGGAGAACAATGATCGCTGGGTAAGCAGGAGGTTTCACGAGGACATTATCGAGTCGAGTTCTGTAGTCTACTCCTCTCAAGGAGTAAGCTCCAACATGTGCAACCCACCACTCAACACGGTGCAAGTTGTACAACCGAATTCTGGATCCTTGGTTGTCACACTCCGTCAAGTGACGCGAGTATGGTACAAGGGACAGTTTAAACGGTATCGACCCGAGTTCGATATGAGTAGTTACTATCCTCACCCGGCGCTCAGGGCGGCTCAACAAGCAGCCACCCTACTTGGGCTTCGGGTGAACCCGACTACTCTTTATCGCGTGATGCCCTACTCATGGCTCGCTGATTATTTCGGATCCTTCACATCAAGCCTCCAAAGGCTGGAGGACGAGATAACTGGCGAAGTCGTGTCCCGGAGTTTCTATCTCATGCGGCAGACATTCAAGCGGTACGAATACCGCGTGAAGTTTGCTACGTTCGATGGCCAGGCCCACGACATAACGTGGTACAAGGAAGCGAGCGTAAAACGTAGAGTAGGAGCTGAGAATGCTTTTGGCTTTTCCGCATCGCCTGGTGGATTAACCGGCATGCAATACGCTATCCTGGGCGCACTCGGGACTTCCCGGGTCGGCCGCTAAGCGTAACTGCGTAGGAAGGATCTTCGCCTGTAGGCCTTACGACCCTGCAGGTGCTCCTACGATAAACCGTACCCAATCTCTTGGAGGTCTAACGCTATGGCATTTTCGGATCCTTTAGTGATCACCGTTAATTCGGTCGCGCAATCCTTGAACAACATTGTTCGAGGAAACATGACGAGCCAGTACCGCACTGCGGACGGGCTCTATCTGTTTGACATCAGTCACCGCCTCTCAAGGCAAGTGACTGGGTCGCGCGTGAATACGACCGTGCATTTTGAGCATAGAAAGCCAAAGGAAGATAATCCTGCGGATTTCATGTCTCTTCACGGTCGTTTCATTCTGGACCGGCCTGAGTCCTTGAGTGCAACTCTTGGCTGGACCGATTCGGAGATCGATAAGTTCATTGGAGGCCTTGCGGCCTTCCTTGGAACAACGGCGAACGTCACCAAGCTTAACAGTTTACAGAGCTGAACTGTGATGCAATCCACGAGCGTGGATTGGACCTCGTAAGGTCTCTGGTGCTGTCTCGTGAAGTTTTCTTGCACTTCCATGTGCAGGTTGGTAGTCGCCCCGAAAGGGAAACGTAAACAATCTGACACATGTATGCCTCCGGTAAACCGGATTCTGGCACTTGCAAGTTAACGAACCGTCGAGGATCTAAAGGCCCTGGTACGGGTCGTTCCGTTGCCTAGCGTTTCGATGCCTACCCGAAAGGGAGACATGAAAAGCGAGTTAACAGACCAACTCGAGATCGTACACGCAGTCTACACAGACGCCTGTGCGCAACTTTCTGCTGTCGTCTCTGATTCACGCGACCTAGATTACATCAGGTCGCGGGTCGATAAGGAGGGATTGTCATTTCTGACAATCTCTTTACCTAACTTCTGTGCTGACTTCGAACGAAGTCTATCAGAAGGAGTGGTGGCCGCATCAGCATTTCCTGGTTACAGGAAGTCTGGAGCAATCCCGGCTTTCTTGCAAGGTATGCTCGGCCGTCTCTTCGACCGTGAGACTGGAAGGATAATCGACTATGAAGCCGATCACCCCCGATTGGTGGGGGCAGTTCGTCAGATCTGCCTCCTCTTCAAAAAGGTTGAGTTGGAGTGCTCGCCCCAAAGGCGGGCGAAAGCTCTGGCCAACTATGTTGATGTTGAGCGTCTCAACAGCTGTTTTGTCGCACCTGGACCTGATGACCCGTTTTACAGGGTCTCAGATTTGCTTTGGGGATCTGTGCTGGCAGGGTTCAACCCAGCCGACCTGGTTCCTAGGCATGGTCCTGGTGCTGTTGTTGAAGGGAATAGTGGCAACACTAAATACCTTTGGCAACGCTGGCACGACCGGCTCGAGAGTTTCCTCCCGTTTTGGGGTGCTGCGTACCCGGTACGTAGTGCCTTCGATCCCAGCAATGGAATCGATCCAGATGGGTTGCTCGGGCGTGTAACGTTCGTGCCTTCGGATGAAGAATCACCTGTAAAGGTGATTTTTGTTCCGAAGACGCTGAGAAGCCCACGCGTAATCGCAATAGAGCCAATGTGCATGCAATATGCACAGCAGGCTCTTCGTGACTTTCTGTACACGCGTATAGAAAGTCATAGCCTCTCGGCTGGTCGGGTGAACTTTACTGATCAGTCGGCAAACCAGAGGCTTGCGTTGCAGTCTTCGTTCACTGGTCAATGGGCAACCATAGATCTTAGTGACGCGTCAGACAGGGTTCCCTTGTCTGTCGTGACGGAAATGTTAAGATCGTGTCCTGAGTTAAGGGATGCGATCTTAGCTTGCCGAACGGGGAGTGCGAAGTTGCCGAATGGGGTCACAGTGGCCCCTTTGGCAAAATTCGCATCGATGGGTTCCGCTCTCTGTTTTCCGATCGAGGCTATGTACTTCTACACAATATGTGTAGTAGCCTCGCTCGAGATAGCAGACCTTCCAGTAACTTGGAACTCTATCAAACGAGTATCCAAGGACATCCGCGTGTATGGTGATGACCTCATCGTGCGTGCGGACTACGCAGAAGCGGTTCGTGATCGCCTACAGAAGTACAACTGTAAGGTGAATGAACGCAAGTCTTTCTGGACTGGAAAGTTCAGAGAGTCATGCGGGACAGACGCATATGCAGGCGAAGAGGTAACACCTCTTTACCTTCGTCATTTGCGCCCAACGGACCGACGGGCCGTTACCCAGATTCTTTCTTGGGTTGCTACGGGTAATGCCTTCTCCAAAAGAGGGTATGACCGTACAGCACATCTCGTGTACCGCACTGTCGAGATTCTCCTTGGGACACTACCTGAGGTGACCGAGAGTTCTGGAGTAATTGGGAAGGTAGTCGCTAAGCCTTGGTTTGACAGGAATTCGACAAAGTGGCGTTACAACCCACTCATTCAAGC